GGTTGTTTGTGTCCGGGGATTATACTTCGGCTACGGACAACCTGACTATAGACGTCGCTGAGAGGCTCCTCCAAGTCTTTTTTGCGTATGTCGATTTTCCTACCCATATAAAGGAATTTGCTATCCGTTCACTCCGGGTCAATATAATCGATAGCCAAGGTAATTCGTGGGATCATCAACGAGGACAACTTATGGGATCATTACTAAGTTTCCCGTTGTTGTGCATCCAAAATTACTGTGCTTTCAGATATTACGTAAGTCACGAAGAATGCCCCGATGAGCATGTCTTTATAAATGGTGACGATATCTGTTTTTATACGATTTCCGAAGCCGTTTTCGAACGGTGGAGTGCCGGTGTGAGCATTTTGGGTTTGGAATTAAGCAGTGGCAAGACGTTCACTGATTCCCAATTCTTCAGTTTAAATTCGACTTATTTTTGGAAAAACGGCGGGAAAGTTGGAAAAGTTATTCAGCTTCCTGTTGTTCGTTTTGGATTACTGAAATTATGCCGTGGAGGAGAGGTCGGTAAGAATTTTAATTCTTTCGTCCGCCCTGTGGTCGGCCAGTTAAGATGGGGGGCTATCCAAACTTTCTATCGACGCCATCGTAAGGTGTTGAAGAAGGGGCGAGTGTCTCTCTGCCGTCAATTCCCGGAAGGTCTAGGAATGAAGATTTTACCAAGCGAGTTGAAGGATCTTGAAAAGGGTCTTTTGGCGAAGGAACGAGAGTGGTTCTCCCGTAAGGATTCGGGTGTACCGCTGGTTCCGAGCTTGAATAATTTTGAAGTATCTCCAGACTATAAGTTCATTTCTGTTGAGCATCAACTGGATCAGGCTGAGAAGGACGAGCAAATCCGTTTGTTCGTTGATTGGCATTGGTCAACAGATCTGAAGATAGGTAATTCAAAGGAACGCGATTTCCGATATGAGTCGAATTTTAGGTCCCGTGTGATGTATGACGACTCTTATGTAGAGGCCGCAAATACCCTTGGTGTGGACATTAAAGATGTTCGCTTAAAATCTTGGGATAAGGCTGTGAGTCTGCTTAGTGGGTCACGCGACAGTGCAACTGTGAAGCGCCTACTTAGTGAAGATCATGCACGAATCGATCGAGAGATTACTATGGCTTGTAATCACGAGGTTGATTCCACGGTATCGAAGGTAAGAAAGTTGGTTCGCAGAGATCGCTTGAGTAGTGTTATGAAAGCCAGTGTGGATCTCCGTAGAGCTGACTTCTTAGATCTCGCGGAAATAGGGGGTCGCCCGGGGCAGGTTAGTTCGACTATTGCCTCCGAACACTTCCGAAATAAAGTGACTTACGAGTCCGATGGTACCGAGACGACCAGTGATGTATCGAAGCTTTTGGCTACGGCCTATAGGTGGAAATACGATTGCTAGGTACCTAGGATAAGATTAACGGGAAAAAAAAAAAAAAAAAAAGAATATCCCGGTCCTTCTGCGAGAGTTCGAGTCCAAGTGCGATTGAGTCGGCAGGCAGCCAATGCGCTAGGGGAACGGTAACCCCAAGCTGAAATCGATGTTGGGAAGGTTCATTCCGTCTACCTGGGTCTTATCACATTCGAGTGACTTATCCCTTGTATAGGAAAGAATCCTGGCACGAGAGTAAGCGGATACGAGTAGTGGGGATTACCCTGCGAAAGGCATAAGGAATTTATTAGGTGTTGGACCTATTCTTATGTGGCGTATAAGGTGTCGGTGTCGATCTTAATTGTCCTAACTGGACTTTGAAGTAGGAACTTAATGCCGGTGCGATAGGCTATGGTGGTAATGTTGAGGATGAAGATTCGAGGGTGTGAGAGGGTGTTATGGAATGTAACTTCGAGTTTGTCATAATGTGGGGAGATCTGTAAAGGATCGTTCAGACCCAGCCCTTATACCTTGATGATCGATTTCATCCGGAAGGCACAT